CTTTATCATATGATTCTGGCTTTTTTTTGTTCTTCTCGAGCTTGTTTCTTTTTCTCTTTTTCTTCTGCGATTTTATCTGCATTCTGCTCTTTCATCTTTTGAGCTGATTTTTGTTTGTTTTCTCGAATTCTTTCTTTATTTTCATCCTTTTTAGCATATTCCTTCCAGTATTCAGCTAGTTTGTCTTTGTTTTCTTCATTATATTTCTTTGTAGTTTCTTTTACTTGTTCTTGGTGTTCTTTGGCATATTCTTTCTGTTTTTCAGAGAGCATTTTTGTATTTTGTTTGCGATATTCTGCTCGTTTAGCATTTATTATTTCTTTATTTTTTTCATTGTATTCTTGATGGTATTCAATAATAGCATCTTTATTTTCTTCATAGTATTTTTTCATATTTTCTTTAGCTTTATCTTTATTTAGAGTATAATAAAGTCTATCATACTCTTTTTTGTCATCATCTGATTGAAATGCCCTAAATGTATTTAAACAATATTTATCAGATAATGAAAACTGAATATAGTAATCTTCCCTTTTTCTTAATTCTCCTTTTGTGTTACAAGGATAATTTTCAATAAGTTCAATATTAATATCTGTTATTGGCAATGAATTAAAGTATGTATAATATCCACCATTAGTATTTTTTTTAATACTATATTTATGACTACTAAATCTTTTTATCAATGATGTAGTTGTTGAACCTATATAATAATGTCCATCTTTACATGTTAATTTATATATTTTTCCATCCTGATATGTATTATCAGAGTCACTACTATATATAGATTCATAATCAGAATCATCTTTAGATTCAAAACTAATTTCATTATTTTCACCATTATCACTATTTTTATTTATAATATTATCAATTTCTTCAATATCATTATTAAGACAAAGAAAGTCTGTATTATATTTATTAATATGTTCTTCTTCTTTTATATTAAGTTCATTTTTATTATTACAGTGATAATCTTCAATTAATTCAATATGAACTTTATCCCATCCAATTGTATTAATATGTTCATATACATGTAATATATTATTTTTTGATAAAGTTTTATGATTATTAAATCTATGATTTAATTTTTGTGTAGTTGAACCAATATAATAATGGCCATCATCACATATGAGTTTATATATTTTACTATTATTATACTTATTACTCATTCTTACTATCCTACTCTATCCTTCAAAGTTTAATCTAGTTTTTTTAAACCCGGGAGGTCGGTCAATTTTATAGGATTCTGTAGTAATTCCCTAAACCGTGCGAATGTATTCCCAGTTTTGGTCTTCACATATTTTTTCCCACGTCTTATCCTGTAGATAGAGTTTATCTCGATTTTTGAGCAAAGGGAAGCATCCCAAATATTCATCCATTTCTAGCAGCTCACAAAATTTATACAAGATATAGCCATATGATAAGAAGTTTCTCCGTCCAGCTGGGCGATGTTTTTTAAAGGAGGGTTGAATTTCACGAAACATATGACGTAGCTTTTCTTCATCTTCACGAGACATAAATGGTGCATTTTGACCATTGAGACGATTAATAATATGAGGTATATGTTCATAATATTTTGAAGCTTTCATCTTTCTTAAAATTTCACGAAGTTTTGTTGGCTTCAAAGATGACATATTTGTTATGCGCTCTTTTTTGAGTTGTATTAAAATTGTATCATAGATTTCATTAGGAATTTCAGTTGATTCCTTAGCTTGGAATTGGGCGAGCCATTCGTTGAAATGATTTATCTTTTTGTATGCATAGTAACAAACCTCACGCGGTGGATCCTTATAACTAGGTTTATCACTATCAACTAAAATAAACTCTTGCTTCCCACACTTTGAACAGGTAAGATTGGCTTCATTAAGACACATAATCATTTCATTACCACAGGCTTCACAGGTGGTCCAGAGGTCATCATATTCTTCAACTGTATTTCGAGCCATAGATGGGTCTTCAAGCTGAAGATAATCATTAAGAAGTTGATTTCGTTGAAGACCTTTTTGGGCTTGAGGAATGACTACGGTGTTTCTTGTTTCTTGACCTTCTCTCTGTGCCACTTCTTCAAGAATTGCCAGAATTGAACCAGGCTTTGCTTTACTACTATTTGAAGTTTTCGTACCTTGTTGAATTTGATCTTGGATGTCATAATAATTGTAAAGTATATCACCAGTTCGAAGGAAATAATCCATTAATTCTGAATCATCGCCCACAGTTTTTATCTTTTTTTCAAGAGCCTCCGCTTCTCTCTCTAATCGCCATATCTCAATATCAGAAGTAGTTTCACTAATTTTCTTTTTAAGCTGTTCTAACTTATCCTTGTAGGCATTTATGTTTTCCTTTTGGTCGATCATATTTTGGACTTTTTGGTTGTGAATAGCATCGAGCGTGGTGCGAGCTTCCGGATTAGAACGCTTTGAACTTTTTACTTTAAAAAACGCACTATCACTCATTGCCGAAATGTACTTATACGGTATGCGCACTCGGTTTTTAAACCCTCCCAAAATTTCAAAAAAGTGTGTTTTGCCAAAATTTTTTTCTAATAGCAAGGTATAACGAAAAATGACTGGCGGTGGATTAATGCAACTTGTAGCTTATGGTGCGCAGGATGTTTACCTAACGGGTAATCCTCAAATTACGTTCTTCAAGGTGGTGTATCGTCGCCATACCAACTTCGCGATGGAGTCCATTGAGAACCCTTTCAATGGTGCCCCTAACTTCGGCAAGAAGGTTACGTGCACGATCCAACGCAACGGTGATTTAATCCACCGCATGTACCTCCAGGCCACGCTCCCTCAGGTACAGCTCCAGTCCACGGATGGCTCTGGTGCTCAATTCCGCTGGCTCAACTGGATCGGTCACAACATCATTGACTACGTTGAGATTGAAATCGGTGGCCAACGCATCGATAAGCAATATGGCGACTGGCTCCACATCTGGAATGAGCTCACGCAGGAGCCTGGCAAGCAAGCCGGCTACGCCAAGATGGTTGGTAACGTCCCTGAACTCACGAACCTCCTCTACCAGGGCGGCTCCACGTGCGACAATGACTGCTATGGCGGCGAGCCCCTCACGTCTGAGGTCGTCACCAGCTGCGCGCCAATGTACACGCTCTACATCCCCCTCCAGTTCTGGTTCTGCCGCAACCCTGGCCTTGCCCTCCCTCTCATTGCTCTCCAGTACCACGAGGTCCGCATCAATCTTGAGTTCAACACGCTCAATAACGTCTGCTGGGACTACTCGAACTCGTCTGACCCCCACGCCATCCGCAACCGTGTTGGCCAGTGCGGTCTTGCCGCTGCCTCGCTCTACGTTGACTACATCTACCTCGACACGGATGAGCGCCGCAAGTTCGCCCAGGTTTCGCACGAGTACCTCATTGATGTTCTCCAGTTCACGGGCGGTGAGTCGATTACGTCGTCGGCCAACAAGCTCAAGCTCAACTTCAACCACCCTTGCAAGGAGCTCATCTGGGTCGTCCAACGTGATTCGTTCGTGTCGTGCGATGACAACATCATCAACCCCTGGAAGGGCCAGCAGCCGTTCAACTACTCGGATTGGTGGGATCGCTCGGTGCTTGAGTCTGGTTACTCCGTGACGCGTGTTGAGGGTATGGCGGGCAAGAACCCCACGATCACGGGTCTCCTCCAGCTCAACGGCCACGACCGCTTCCAAGTCCGCGATGGCAACTACTTCAACTGGGTCCAACCTTACCAACACCACACCAACATCCCTGCGGTTGGTATCAATGTGTACTCGTTTGCTCTCCAGCCCGAGCAACACCAACCCAGCGGCACGTGCAACTTATCGCGTATCGATAACACGACGCTCCTCCTCACGGTCAGCAACAACGCTGTAGGCACGAACCTCAGCTCGACGGTACGCGTCTATGCGACCAACTACAACGTGCTCCGTATTATGTCTGGCATTAACCAAGTAATTCAAACAGTCGCGATGATGATGAATTACTGGTTTGCAATTGCAAACCACCTGTGCCAAACAGCTAGCTGCCTTGTCTTAACAAGACAAGGGCAAACAGTGTGACTAGCTAGTGGTTTTGGAGAAATCCAAAGCCGCAAGATGACCTGGTTGCGGGAAACCCCTTATAGCCTTCACTACTACTCTTCCGTGGAAACACAGAAGAGAATCCAGGGTAACGACCTCGGACATAGTAAAAACGTGAAGGATTGGGCAATCCGCAGGCGAGTTCCTAAAGCCGCTATGATAGGCAATGGAACCGTTTCAGAGACTGCAAAGGCATCGGTAATCAATGACGGTCTAATCAACCCGAGATTGCTTAAGGTACAGTCCAACCTTCTTGGAAACAAGAAGGAAACCGCTTGGGGCGGTCTTGCATACAGTAATTAAGATTTCTCAATCCTACCTCCAGTTTGGATTTACATTTTGGTTATTTTTAATTAAATATAAAATATAAAACGCGTTAAAATTTGAATTAATAATATATTCATTTTAAAATATAGAATTTAAAATGAATATTAGTGAAATTATCAATATAAAAAGACCAGCTGGAAGACCATCAAATGATATTGTATATAAAGAAATTAAATATAATGGGAATAACTATATAGTTGGTAAAGTAATAGTAAAAGATTTACATAAATTATTTGTAATTGATAAAGAAGATTATCCTAAAATAAAAGATTATAGTTGGCATTATACATCAAATGCGTATATTAGTCATAATATAAATATAGAAGGGCAAATTAAAGCATTATATCTTCATAATATGGTATTGAGTCGTCTAATATTTCCAGGAAAAGGCTCAAAAGAATCAGTTGACCATATTAATAGAATTGGTTTAGATAATCGTAAAGAAAATCTTAGAATTCTTACACAAACAGAACAAAATCTAAATCAATCAAAAAAGAAACGAAGAATTGAACTGCCAGAAGATTCTGGATTAGTTGCAGATGATATTCCTAAACATATATGGTATGTAAAACCAAATGGAAGTCACGGAGAGCGTTTTGCGATTGAGCTAAAAACTGAAAATATTTCTTGGAAAACAACAGCTTCTAAAAATGTTATACTTAAAGATAAATTAAAAACAGCAATTGAAAAATTGGAAGAATATTATAAATTATATCCTTATTTAAATCCTAATAATGAAGATAAAAATAAAAAAATACAAGAATTAACTGATTCTTATAATAAAATCATTGGGCTAGCAGAATAGGCTTAAATATAATTTATAATAAATATTAGAATGGCGGTGGTATTTAATGATAATACTACGTATTTAAAAATAAATACGCCACATTATTCATTTAAAATGACATTAATTAAAATTAAATCTGTATATCATTCATATAGTTTTATAGTTGGAAATAGACAGTCACCATGTCTTGAGGGTTCTATTATTTTAGAGAATACAACGAATAATGAAAGATTAAATAAATATGAATATACGGCATCATTAATTAAAATTGACGCACTTATTGAATGTTCGTTGGAAGATATATCTACAGAGTATTTTAATAAGTATAGTTTTGGAAAAGAAATGTTAGATTCCATTACTTTTTTTATAAATTCTCAATTTCCTAGAATTAAAACTATCAAATTAACTGATATGAGTTTTATCCCATGTAATCGCTTACAAAATGAAATACTTGATTTATTATCTTATTCTATCGCATTATACGGAAAAACTTGGTATGAAAAAACCGCAAATGCCTATATATTGCCAAAAGAAAAGTATGACAAATATCGTAATCAAGTAAAAATATATATGGATACAAAAACAAAAGATGATATATCATTTGAACTTTTTTATAATACAGTTATGTTTAAAAATCATTATACAAGAAATATTATAACGGATAATTATGATTCTTATAAAGATATATACGAAAAATCAAGTACATTCCCTGATTTTTTTATAGAAATTAATAAATTAGTCAAACGCGAAGACAAGTGTAATTTTTTTAAATCTTGGTTATATGATTTTATAGCTTCTCAAATTATAATAGAACGTGAATGGTATATTGACTTATATCCTAAAATAGAAGTAGTATCTAAATCAAATTATAATAAAACTAGAAAAAATTCTAAGAAACAAATTTGACCAACCACGCATCTTATCATCTACGGTATATACAGAATGTCAGAAAATAAAACCTGTCAGGCTGAGATACAGCAAGGCGAAAAAAAAGGGGAGCTATGTGGGAAACCAACCAATAATAAGTATTGTAAAAAACATAAACGCCACGAGATTATTGATAAAGCAAATCAAGAGAATATACGATATTGTGATATTGCGCGCGGATGCTATACTACTCTAGAAGATCATCAATCAAAATGTACCCATTGTCTTCATAAGGCTCGTATTCGTGATAGGAAAAATGATGGTAAAAAACGTCAAGATCCTAATTTATGTCTCGATTGTGGTAATAATTTAACAGATACTACACGCGCAAAAGGAAAACATGATAAAAAGCTTAGAAGATGTATTCCTTGTTATGAAAAACTTCTAAAGGTTGAAAGTCAAAGAGAAGTAAGAGAGAGGAATTATAAAGAAGAGGGATTTAAAAATAAGTATGTTATTTGGAATCATTATGTTAAAGGTGCTAAAAAGCGAGGCATTGATTTTAATCTTAAAAAAGATGTATTTAACTTATTAATTGTTCAAAAGTGCTTTTACTGTGATTATATAAAAGATGGAGAAGTTAATGGAATTGATAGAATTGATAATAATAAAGGATATATTGATACAAATATAGTGTCTTGCTGTGAAGCCTGTAACTCTTCAAAAGGGACACAACATCCACAGGAATTTATAGATAAATTATATTTAATTCATAATCATAAATTATCTAAAGAATATGATAATAATATTCTTGATAAATGGAAAGATACATATTTATCAAAGATAAGTCCAAAGTTTTCAACATATATGAAGTCGGCTAATTCACGAAATATACAATTCAAAATAAATGAAACTGAATTTAATGAAATTATACAAAACTCTTGTTATTTATGTGGAATTTCTTCATCTGACAATAATAGAAATGGAATAGATCGTGTAGAAAATAATAGTGGATATATTTATGATAATTGTAAATCGTGCTGTGGGCATTGTAATCTACTGAAGAAAACCTTAGCTATTGAAAAAGTATTTGAAATATCTGAAAGGGTATATACTAAATATGATGAATTAACTACATACTTTAAGGGTTTTGATATTAAAAAAAGGGAATCAAAAATAGAACCTAGACACAAAATAATTAATCCAGATGAAGCAGATATAGAGAAACGGGAATATAAAACTACAAATGAAATAATTATACCAAATATAGTTCCAGAAGAAATATCTAAAATATTAGATAAAACAGACGCAGAAGCAGAAGCAAAAGAAGAAATTATAGAAATAAAACAATGGAAAGTTAAACAAATATACGAAACCATCTCTACAAATAATGAAAATATCTATAAAGCTTTCTGTGAAAAGACTACCGATATTACTAAAATACCTACTTGGAACACAGATTGGGCTTCATTTATACTTTCTGTAAAGGATAAGTCTCTAAAAGATTCAGAAAAAATTATTCGAGACTTTGTAGAAAATTTACGTAGAATTCGTCATAATAGCTTGTGCTATGATAAAAATGCTAAAATACTTGATAGAGATGATAGACAGCAGTGGCCTGCTACAACAATTGTTAGAGCATATTTAGACGGCAAGATTGATACATTTAAAAAGTATACAGAAGCACAAACTGGAGATAATCCAGAAGATTTAGTTTGGCAAAAACGTTGGGATTCATTTATTCTAAGTCTTAACGACAACAAGCAAAACTCAAATAATCTAAAAGACTTATGTAGTAAATTTCTAGCGGCTCAGCGTATAAAGAGATATAGGAATAAAAAATAATAAGATTTATAACAATTTAATCTACAAATGTCTAGAGTAAAAATCCCACGCATCTGAATTATATACATCATTATTTTTGCAATGAATTTCGGTTAATTCTTCCATACTTCTTTTTTCAGTAATATCAGCTCGCCCTCTATTAATTTTCTTTAAAAATTCCTCTTCTGATTTTGTGTAATAATGATGAATACACGCGATTTCATCACTACCTTTATCATTAAAGGGACCAGTTATAATATTACCGTGTGTATCATAATTATTACCTTTAAGTAATACTGGATAATGTGGGCTAACATATAAATAAATATTACTTAATTTAGAAATAGACTTAATCTGAATATCTATGTTTTTATTACAATATTTAAATCGACTAGTAACAGGTTCATCGCGGTATGTCTTTTCATTTGATGTTCCAAACATTTTCCAGTTTAAACCAATTGAATCGTGGCTATCATAATCTTTTAAAAACTCATTAATATTGCTATGTTTTTTAAGAACAATAAATTCATCACAGTCAATAAACGCACACCACTTATGCTTCTTTTTATATTGTACTATACATAAATTATACACTTCTAACTGTTTTGTAATACCTGGAAAATGAATAACAGTAACCTTGTCAGTTTTTTTATCTTTTAAACTATAGTTATCGCTATTATCATAAATATATATATGATTAAATCCCAATACTAAGTGATATTTAATCCATTCATCAATATATGGTTCTTCATTTAAAGCAATACAACATATAACCGCATTATTTACAGTTGTTTTAGGTAATACATATTTAGAAAGAGGTTCATTTGTTTCTGGAACAATTTGTGGCGATTCTTGTACAGGTTGAGATATTTCAGGTACAATTGTTTTATTTGGCATTTTTTTCTCTCTAAAGTGAACTCTACCTCCACCCCATGATGACATTTTAACTTTAAATAAAAATCTATCTTTAAACCATTTAAAGTAAAAATACTAAATCATATAGAATGCGTCGTTTTCTAACATTTGACGATGTTGGATTAGTGCCAAAGTTTAATAGGATTACATCTCGGCTTCATACAGACATAAAAACTCAACTTGGAAGGGATAGTTTCAAGTCACCATTTATTCCAGCAAATATGGATTCTGTGATTGGTCCTAGGTTAGCCCAGATATGTAAGGAGAGGGTCGCGCCAATTATTTTCCATCGTTTCGCACCAATTGAAGAGCAAGTCAAATGGATAAAAGAATTTCCAGAGGCATATATGAGTTTAGGAGTTCAAGAATCGGCGAGTAATTTGGAAGTTCTGTATGAAGCTGGATGTCGCAGATTCTGTATTGACATCGCACACGGTCATTCTCAGGTGGTTTTAGATACAATCAAAAAGATTAAGGATTTTGATAAAGAAAATCAAGTAATAGCTGGAAATGTATGTACATATGATGGGGTAATGGATTTGGCAGAGGCTGGAGCGAATATTATTAAAGTAGGTGTAGGTCCAGGAGCAGCTTGTATAACAAGAATGATGACTGGATTTGGTGTTCCACAGTTTAGCGCAATTAAAGAATGCTTTTCAGCTAAACATGATTTATTATATGGAAAAAGTATTAATATTGAATTAATAGCGGATGGAGGAATTAAGCATCCAAGGGATGCGGTAATCGCATTGGCAGCAGGGGCGGATGCGGTGATGATGGGATCTATTTTTGCAAGGACATTTGAGTCAGCGGCTCCTAAGAAGGAAGTGAATGGTAAGACATTTG